ACCTCCGCCCTGTCCGTGGCTTTTATCGCTTCGTCGTACTCTATCCCCGCCTGCGCCTCGTACTCCTTGGCCACCCTGATGGTGGCTTCCAGTACTCGTATCGATCTCATGTCGTCACCTCCGCTTCCTTGTTTGCCTGAGCCTCAGCGTCCAGCGCCAGCTCCATTGCCCATGACTGCGTCTCGCCGTCTAGCCTCCCAGCCGCCTCCCATGCTTCCCGTGTGTCCGTATCGGCCGCCTCCTTCCACGCCTCCACGACTCTCCGCCAGGCCGCATCGAGCTTGACCGACTCCGTCGCTTCCGCCGCTGCTCGCGCCTTGTCTGCCATCATCATGGCTCCCAATTGTCTGTATGCGTTCATGTCAGCTTTTCTGCTTCCTTGCTCACCTGAATCCCGGCGTCCCGCTTCATCATCATGTCTCGGATGCACGCCACCTCCCATGCCTCTTGTGTGCCCGTTACCAGGAAAGCGATCCACGCCTCCTCGACCATCTGCCAGGCCGCGTCAAGCTGGGTCGACTCCGTCGCGTCCGCTGCAGCCTGTGCCTCGATTGCGTACTTTGTTGCCACTTTCCTTCGCATGAGTGCGTTCATGTCGTACCTCTGTTGGTGGTTAGAGAGTGGCTTCTTCGAGTGCGGCCTGCGCCTTAGTTACCTCCGCCTCTGCTTTCACAGCCCACGCTTCTGTTGCCGCTTCTGCCGCTACAGCTTCCGCCAATTGCGCACGCAGCCTCTCCACCTCTAGTGTCCAACCCTCTGCGTTTGAGAGCGCTGCTTTTGCTTCGGCTTTCGCGTTCGCTACTCGTGTCTGGGCTGCGTTCATGGCTGACTCCTCGTGTGTGCTGCGTCCTTATGTATCAATGTAGCGAGTGCCACACGTGAGTGCAAGCTATTTCTGCAGCAACCGACGCTCGAGTTCCCGCTCTTCCTCGGTCAGCTCCATGCCTCGTTCGTACGGCTTGAGCTTGGCGCCTGCGGGCGGCGGCTCGAGTGGCTCCTTCTCAGCGTAGGACGCGGCGACGATCTCGGTCACGCGCTGTGCGACCTCGGTCTTGTCCGCACTCATGAGGTCGAGCATCTCCCGGAGCGTCTCGCGCTCGCGACCCTTGCGTGGCGGATGCGCCTCGAAGTACTTCGCCAGCCGCTCCCACTCCTCGGGAACCTCCGGCTCCGGCGGCGGCTCAAGCGGCTCATCGCTGACTACCACCGGGTGACGCGGTTGGCAGGCTCGAGCGTATTGGTCGAGTTGCGGCGCGGTCGGCATCCAGTCTGGCCACTGCCGGTGAGCGCCGCGAAAGACTCGCTTGAGCGTCGCATCATCATGCGACTCGAGCATGCGCACGTAGGCGCCGGTCTCGACCTCATCAAGCTTGGCTCTGTACACGGCGGCCAGCTCAGTGATGCGGCCAGTCAGAAGGGCGCGTCTGGGCCCATTATTGCGGCCACCTCCTCCGGCGTCGAGCCCTCGAGATTCTGCTCGATCGATCGCTGGGCTGCCGCTCGGCAGCGCTCTTTTTCCGTCTGGCATTCCTGCGGTCCTCCCTGCTCTGAGTACTGTATGAACCTATCCACGTTTTCCGGTTTTCCAAAGACGTGCTTCAGCGAAGTGAACCCCTTACCAACCGCCCATGGGTCGAGGCTCGCACCGTGCGCCGCTGCTTCGAGCTGCTGTGGAGTGTAGCCCTCGGCGAGCCGACGTCGGATGTAGTCCTGTGCTGGTATCGTCGCCGCGTGCTGAGCTCGCCGCGGGAATCGTCCGACGTATGCTTCGACCACGTGAGCGACGTGGTGCTCGGGGACGACGAGACCATCGGGTCTGCGGAGCTCTGCCACGGGCACGGACGCCAGCGCCTCGTCACGGGCTTGCGTCACGATAGGTACCGTCGCCAGGGCCTTGGGCTCTACGGCCGGCTGAGGGGCGTCCAGAGGCTTAGGAGGGGGGGTGTACACCGGCGCCTCTCCGCGTTCGTACGTCGCCCGCTCTCGAGCGACGTCGTCCTCGGTGAGGATCTCTTTGCCGACCTCGCCGCTATGGGAAAAAGAATACGCAGACGCGCCAGCGGCTCGCGGCTCGAGTGTCTCGGTGTGCGTCTCCGGCTCCGTGGCGGACACGCCCAGATCCGATCCTGTGTTCTTCTGTTCTGTCCGATCCGATCCTGTTCTATCCGATCCTGTTCTATCTGCGCGGACATTTCCGCCGAGTTCCGCGGACGTTCCGCGGACATTTCCGCCGAGTTCCGCGGACGTTCCGCGGACATTTCCGTCCGTGTCCCGCGGACATTCCGCGGACATTCCGCGGACACGTTTGGCACGCTTCCGCGCACGCTCGCTTTTCCGCTTCACCTCCATGCGCTGCCACTGCTCGGTGTAGATATCCCAGTTGTGCACTTGGAGACGCTCGTCCTTGCGGCGGTCGAGCAACCGCACCGACAAGAGGGCATCGATGAGGACGAGCGGGTCTCCATCCCACTGCACACGCCGCGCAATCGACGCCGGAGTCAGCTCGCCAATCGATCCTTTGATGTCGCCGAACCGCATCGCGAGACTCCAACACCTGGCGATGATCCCGATCGCCTCGTTCGGCGAGACGCCCAATGTGTCTGCCAGGCTCTCGACCTTCGGGTGGTCGGTGAAGGTATCGTGAAGGGTGATCCACATCCTACTTGCCGCCCTTCTTCGCCGCCTTCCGCGCCGCCTCTCTCTCGCGCTTGACGCGGAGACGTCGCTCGCGGGCCGTCATCTCCGCGATGCCGCAGATGCTGTACCACCTCAACAATGCAGAGGTGCTGCTTGCGAACGCTTTCTCTACCAAGTATCCGCAACCCACCAAGGCCCCGAGCACCGAGCAGCCCTCCTCGAGCTTGCTCGGCGCAGCCGCTTCCAGGATCTCTTCCCCGGTAGGGTAGGAAAGGGCGTCGTCTAGAGCCCAGTGCTTAGCCCCGTACATCCATAGCTTCGCGACGATACCGACCGCCTCTTCGTGAGATATCCGCAGGCGAGTAGCCAGACGGTAGGTCTCGACAGACTCGAAAGCTTCGTGGTCGACTAGTAGTTTCAAGCGCACCTCCTTTGTATGGTGCGGCACCATTGTCATTGTTGGCGACAATTGTCAACGCGCTGTGCGCTTTTCCCTTGCGCCGTCGCACGGCACGAGCTACCTTCTGTGCAGGGACGACACGCCGCAATTCTGCGGTGTCCCCTGGGCCGGCGGGGCCTACGACCCTGCCGGCCGCTCGCGCTCACGTGGCGGGAGGGTTGCCTCCCGCCACTGAGTGAGGACACACGAAGAGAGGGACGCGACATGAGCAAGTTCGTCACATGTGTGGACTGCAAATACCACAAACGTGAAAAAGGGCTCAACGACCACATGTGGTATAGCCAATACTGCACCGCGGTCAGCCGAGAGAAGGTACGCGATCCTGTGACTGGTAAGATGATGTATGGTGGTGTGAACGGTCTAGGTCAGACGTACACGACAGATGAGCAGCACATGCACTGTAGGGATATCAACACGGATGGAAAATGCTCACACTATCAAAGGCGGGGCGTCGTCGCCCCGGTTCTGAAGTTGATGACCCCAGGGCACGACGACACACGAAGAGAGGGATGACATGGGCATGTTGTCGGGGGCGCGGAAGTGGCTGTCGGGCTGTTGGCTCAGGAAGGTCCCGCCACCGAGGTGGCGCCTGGGGGGGTCCCGAAGTGGCAGTATTTGGGGCGGGTGCCTGGAATGGAGCTGTTCAGAATGCAACGTTGTAGGGGTGCTCGTGCCTGTTAGTATCGACTTGGACCGGAACACCATTACGCTGAGGTGTGTTGCGTGCGGGCGGCGCGTGGGCGTGCATGGCGAGGCCTATGATGCGTTCAAGGACTTACCCGTCACGATATGACGGGAAGCACAAACAACCACAAGGAGAGGACACATGAACGACCGAACAATGGCTCCAAACTTGGGCAGGTTTCCGAACCTGCACAGCCCGCCGGAACGCAATCTTCCTTACTTGCCGCAGGTGCCAGAGGAACGAGACTTCGTCGACGCGTTGCGCACAGCATTCAAAGCGTTCGTGAGGAGGAAAGGTTGGACTACGGAAGAGCTGGCTGAGAAGCTAGAGTGTGAGCCGATTGACGTCGACAAGTTCTGCTCATGGTACATGTGCACACCTCGGAAGGCCATCCGCGCGTTGGTGACCGTCGGGGCGTCGGCCGTCGTGGAGATTCGAGGGGAGGACACATGATCGAGGAACACCCGTTGCGACGACGGTCGCCCGAAGAGCTCGAGCTCATTCGCACGCTGCGCGCTGCGTTCGAGGCACGCATAGCAAAGTACAACATCTCAGATGAGGAGGTGGCTCAGCGCCTTGGCTTGGAGCCTGGCTGGCTGCGGAATTTCCGAAGCCTCAACGTCTGGACTCTAGAGCAAGCGTTCCGTGCCGCGACACTGATTGGTGTGCGCTACTTGCTGATTGAGAGGGGGGACACGTGACGACACCGAAGCTAACGAGACTCGCCGCCGTCGTGGCGGTGCGGAGATGCCGGGTTCAGATGGCTCATCGCCACGCGGTTACAATGCCGTCAGAGCTCCGGCTCATAGCAGGCACGCTCTTGCATTGGCTGTACTTCGACCTCGGTAGAGCCGAGCTGGCGCTGCGCGCGTACGTTACGGCGGAGGGGGACTCATGACGACACCGAAGCTCACGAGACTCGAGGCAACAGTGGCGGTGCGGAGATGCCGGTTCGATGTGGCTCATCGCTACGCGCTCGTAATGCCGCCAGATCTCCGCCCTATAGCAGGCGCGCTCTTGCATCAGCTGCTCTTCGACCTCGAGAGAGCCGAGGCGAAGCTGCACACGTACGTCATGATGGAGGGGACGCACAAGCCCGAGCAAGGAGAGGACCTACATGCTGACACCTGAGCAGATCAAGAACCGCAAGAACAAGATCACATCGAGCATCGCCGCTGCGTGCCTGGGTCTCTGTGACTACACCACTCCGCTCCAGGCGGCACTCAAGGCGCGAGGCGAGACGGAGTACTTGCCGCCGGTGAATGAGGATGCGTGCGAGAGGGGTGACGAGCTCGAGCATACGGTGCTGCAGTGGGGGGCCAAGAAGCTCGGCCTCACCTTGGTCGATGCTCCGTACATGGAGATCGACGGGTGGGCTGGCGACTCGGCAGACGGACTGTACGTGGATGGCGACGGGGTCGAGAAGGCGCTCGCCGAGGCGAAGACTGCTGCCGCTGGAGTCGCGGCCAAGTACGGCGACGCTGGGACCGACGAGGTACCCGAGGCGTGTCTCGTGCAGAGCCAGTGGCATCTCCTCTTTCGACCGCACATCGAGGTGTGTTACGTGCCGGTACTAAAGGGCGGCTACCGCATGGCGTTCGACCTGCACCCGGTGCACGCGGACAAGGAGTTGCACGAGCTCCTCCTCGAGGAGCTGCACGAATTCTGGCGCAAGTACGTCGACCCGAGCAACCCGAGCCGCACGCTGCCGCCTGCCGACGCCGGGGACGATGCCTACCTTAAGAGACGATGGCCGCGTCATCGTGACGAGGACCTCATCGAGAGCGACGAGATCTGGGAGGCGCTCGTGCGGGAGAGCCACAAGGCAAAGGAGGCGCTCAAGGCTGCCGAGACCACTGAGGAGGCGGCGAGCAACCGACTCCGCGCAGCTCTCGCCGACGCCGCCGGAGTCAAGGGCTCGTGGGGCAAGGCCACCTACCGAAAGGGCAAGGACAAGCAGAAGGTAGATTGGAAGGCGCTCGCCACAGAAATTGCTGGCGGTGAGGTGTCGGACGAGCTACTCTCCAAGCACACGGTAGAGACACCGGGCTCCAGGTCATTACTGGTTCGCCCGAGGAAAGGGGTGTGGACATGAGTACTGCGCTGACGACAATGCAAGCCGCCGCCCTCCAGGCGCCGCAGTCGGCGACCGAAATGGAGGCGCAGTACAATGCGCTGTACCGGCTAGCAGAGGCGTGCTCTCGGAGCAAGATGGTGCCGAAGCAGTACCAGGGTAATCCCGACGATGCATTCGTTGCGATCCTCCTCGGTGCTGAAATCGGCGTCTCGCCGATGCAGGCGATGCAGGGGATTGCCACTATCAATGGTAGGCCATCAGCCTACGGGGATCTGATCCTGGCAATCTGCCAGTCGCATCCGCGATACGTCCGCCACGAGATCACCTTCGACGCAGAGGCAGGTCTCGCGACGTGTACCATGCATCGACAAGGTATCGATGGCGTGGTGTTCGGCGACCCGCAGACGTTTAGCTTCGCGGACGCGGAGCGAGCCGGGCTGGCAGGCAAGGCCGGGACATGGCAGCAATTCACGAAAGACATGCTCATCGCGCGTGCTGTCGGGAGAGCTGCGAGGCGCACGTTCGCTGATGCGCTTCGTGGTCTCGTGATCCGCGAGGAGGCGCAAGACTCAACGAGCAAGCCGGCGCCGGCGCCGGTGCAGACCAAGACATCCAAGGTCAAAGCTGCGCTCGGGGCCAAGCGCCAGCAGGCACCCGTCAAACCCTCTCCGGTCGACGTCGAGACCGTCAAGCCCGAGCCAGCAACAGACCCACACACACAGCACGTGCTCGATGAGATCGCATCTGCAGCAAGCAACGAGGAGTTGGTGCGCGCCGGGGCATTGGCTGGCCACCTCGAGGGCGACGCGCGTGATGCTGCACGCGTCGCCTACAAGGCCAGACTCCGGGAGCTCGAGGCGCAACCCAAGCCCACGGGGCCCGCCCCTTCCAATGGACAGACCGACCACGAGAAAGCCATCGCTGCGGCGCGCACCATCACGACAAACGAAGGGTATGTCGCGTGGTGGGCTTACATCCAGCCACTGTTGTCGCAGGGTAGCAAAGCAGACAGGGATGGCCTTCTCGCTCTCGCGGAGCAGATCGAGCGCGATGTGAAGGAGGAGACATGAGAGCATGGATCGCAGCGACACTGCGCCGCGTCGCTGACCGGATCGACGAGGCGCCACCCTCGTCGGACTGGCATGACTTCGCCCAGCGCGTGGATGACCACCAGCGCCTCGCTGTGTACGCGTGGTCGGCAGGTCCGACATACGCGGCGCGGCTCGCCGAGGACGAGGCAGCGTATATGGTTTACTTGGCGCTCAATGGACACCCGGCATCCGCGATTGCGCACGTCTCCGTGCGTGTCGCATCGTACGCGTACATCGCCGCGCGCAGGGCGCGAGAGTATGAGGAGATGGCTAGATGACACAGATCACCGTAGAGGAGAGACTAGGGCTGGCGGCGGAGATGGTCGAGGACGCGATCAGTACCATCGACGTCGGAGCGCCCAGCCTCGTCGGTACTGGGCTCACCCTGAGCGATGTGGTGCGAGTGATCGATCGCCTCGCGGACTGCGCCCGAGATCTCAGGGAGACGCGACAGAAGGCGCGCACTGGCAAGGAGGTATGACCGATGCTCCAGGACATAATCACAGTGAAGTACTCGGCTGAAGATGGTGTATGGATTGCGACGACATCGAAGTACGAATTTGTCGCGTGCCATGGGAATACAGCACACGCAGCGGTAGAGGAGCTCGGAGCCGTGCTCCGAGTAATCGAAGAGGACTTGGGCGGATGGTATTCATCAGAGGAGGTATGACCGATGAGACCGGACGATATGGTGACGTACGACGTGTGGGTTGTGCCGGATGATGATGCGTGTTGGTGGGACCGAGATGACCCTGACCACGAGGTCACCACAGATCGTGCCGTGATGGCCTCGTGTCCCGGCATGATACTCGAGGAACGCATGTACTCCGAATGGGACGAAAACGATGGGTGGGAATGGATGGGGAATGGCTTCGGTGTGCTCGTGATTGAGCGAGGGCTCATCGGGCCACCGGTCAGACTCAGGGGGTCAGTAGACATCTCACCGGATTTCTCGGTTCGGTAGTCCGCTCCGTCCATCCCTCTCCGGTGTACAGGCAGGAGGGACGGAACATGAAGAAGGCAATCCTCATCATCGCAGTGGCACTAGGGATCGCAACGACCGCGCTGGCTTCGTCGGCGCACCAAGGACATGACACCGCAGCCCGCGTCGGGAAGGGGCGGCGCTGCTAGGAGAGACCATGAAGTTGACCGTGAGACAAATTGTTGGCATTGGCCCAGACTCGGATGGCGAATACGAACACATAGTCGCAGCCGACGGGACGCTGTACACAAAGACTGTGCGGCTGCCCCTGACGGGCTATGTTGCTACCGGTCCGAGTCTGCTGGAGGTTGTGCACGAGTTCGCCACCAACAGCAGGCTGGCTCTCGGGCGTCGCCTCAACGACCTCGAGGACGGCTTCGCGTTCGAGATCCACCCGACGGTAGAGTCGCCCGCCGCCGCGGACCCCATCGAGGCGGTGCTGGCAGACCTAGCCTGGCGACAAGAGGCTGGCAAGGAAGCTCTACGTCAGTGCGAGGAGGCGCGGAGCAAAGCGCGGGAAGACTGCGACAAGGCAGAGTGCATGCTGCGGGAACTCGACAATGCTGCCGCCGCGCTCAGAAACATCAGAAAATAGTTGCGTGGATCCCTCTCGTGCTGCACCATAAGTGGAGGCACACGAGGGAGGCGAGACATGACGCAGCTAACAACCATCGAGACCACCGCCAGAGCACTCTACAATATCCAGCCACTGCACAGCGCGCGGGATGCAGACAAGCTCGACGCACTGTGCCTGTCCATGGACAATGGGTGGGATGGCCGACCAGTACTCGCAGTGCAAGACGGTGACACGCTGTATGCGCTGACCGGTAGCCACCGCATCGCAGCAGCCCACAAGACGGCAGTCGACGTCGACGTGCTCGCGATCGTCGGATACGATTTTGATCCGGAATGGCTCATTGAAAGATTGCTCGATGCCAGCGACGACGACGACCGCCTGACCATCTTGGTCAGCATCGGTGCGCCGCAAGATGCCATCGACCTGATGCAGGCTGAGGTGGACGGCAACGACTAAAATCGTTGCGCGCCAGCGTTGGTGTGGCACCATAAGTACAGACACGCGCGAGGGAGACCATGAGCAGAACCGTAGCAGATCGCATCGCATTCACCTTCCGCATCCAAGCACACGGCTGCGCGAGAGCAGCCATCGTCCGCGGCTGGTCCTTCGACCCGCGCGACTACGTGCTCACTCGCGACGACCTCGACTGGATCGCGCGGCAGGTCGAGCAGGAGTTGGGACGCCCGGCGACGGCGGATGAGTGGACGGCGGCGGGACGCCCCGAAATGGCAGAGTTGTACACGTGACACAGAAAGGAAAGACCATGACCGTGGAGAGATACCGAGGCTACGACATCGTGCGACAGCCACCATACTGGGTGGTAGGAGGCGCAAGATACGCCACCCACACGGACGCGTGCGTCGCGATCGACGAGCGCATCGAGCAGCTCACCAAGATCTACGGCGTCTGTGAAACGTGCGTCGATCGCTACCACCTACACAAAGGCCCCGGGATCGTGCCGCACAGGACGAGCCCAGCACGAGCCACCAAGTACGTCTGCCACGAGTGCGCGGACGGGACCCACGACGAAGGCTGAGGAGGACGACATGCGAGTCAAGCTCAATCCGACCATCGATTACATCCAGAGGGCGCTGGCGCACTCTGAAGTAAGCAAGGCCACGCTGTGGCAGCGTGCCATCAATGTCGCGGCGGTGCGTCGACGCAAGACCGGTGCCGATCCCACCGACGAAGAATTCAGTACCGCGTACTTCGGCGCATTCCCCCTGACCGGGTACCAGATCGATGTGCGGGACGGGCGCCTCGTGTTGGCGCCAAGGGGTCTGTCATGACGACGTACGCAGAGCAGTATATCCCACTCGCTATCAGCAGGGCTCGCGCGCATGCGGTGCGGCACAGGATCTCGACGGCCGACGCTGACGACATGCGCTCCGAAGCGTACCTCGCTCTCGTGCTGGCGGAGCGCGACTATCACCCCGAGCTGGCCGGGTACATGACCTACGCATGGCACAAGATCGAAGGGAGGCTACATGACAATGGCCACCTGCTGCTGCGTAGAGGACTTACTGGCGGCCGGCCTCAGCGAGGCAAGCGCCCGGGGCGACCATCAATGGGGCCAGAGGAGGAGGGGCATAAGGTACCGGACAAGGCGCCACGGCCTGACGAAGTGCACGAGCGCGCGGAGATGCGCCGTCAGGCGAGGGTCGCCATTGAGCGGTTGCCGTCCTCGACGGACAGGCGATACGCAAGGATGGTCTGGGTCGAGGGGCGCTCTCAGAAAGAGGCTGCCGATGCGCTCGGCATATCGAAGTCGTGGGGGTCCAGGATGCATCACCGAATCGTGCGCAAGCTACGCGATCTAATCACGCTCTGATCCCGTGCTCCCAGAGCTCTCTCTGAGCCATCTCCTCAGCCTCCCTACGCAGCGCGTCGAAGTCCAGCCCAGGCCCAGGACACACCTTGTCGGCGTCCCTGGACGCACCATCCAGGCTCGTGTGTCCGTGGATTGCGCGCGGCCCGTAGAGGTGAGCGCGGAGCACGTGGCACAGGTCGACGAGCGAAGTCCACTGAGCAGGCGTCGGCTTGTCGAAGCGGAAGTCGCCCACCACCGCCACGCCGATGCCTTCGAGGTTGAACTTCGCCGCGTGTGGCGAGATATCCAGGATGCGATGCGCCTGCTCAACTCGACCACCGCGGCCTATCGCGAAATGGTACGGCATCCGCCCGCCCGTCGCCTTGCTCGCCTCCGGGTTGCTGCGGAAGAACTCGGCAATCTCAGCCACGTTTTCGCCCGCCGAGCATCGGTGCACAATCAGCATTCGACGCGCGTAGACGTCTACGGACTTGAGCGGTCCACGGTCGTCAGTCCGATCGATGATGTGCATGAGGTCACCTCCACTCCCATCTCGACAAGTCGCCCTGGCGCAGAGCCCATCGGCCCAGGTCGATTGCGTCGACGAGGTTGTGCTGCTTGGATGGGCACGCGGCGCCAAGCATCTCCAGCTCGCGCTCGGTCATCCTCGAGAGGCTCACCTGCTGCCTCTCGGTCTTGGCAACGTTGCGCGTCCACGTCGACGTGGGGACAACGTACAGCGCAGAGCGCCTGAGCATCTGCCCGACGACCATGCCAGCAGCCATCGAGACAGCTGCCATGCTGCCACCGGCGCGCCCGGCATACTGCCCCTCGACGACGACGGGGCCACCGTACGAGCGTAGCGCGACCGGGATGCGGGCCAGGGATGGCTGCCAGGTGAGGTCGAGGAGGTGGCCGTCGGACGCGAGCAGGGCTATGGCGCAACGATGCTTGCCGGGGTCAATCGACAGCATCGATTACCTTGCGGTCAAGAGGGAGGACGACGTCGAGTGCTCGGCGAATGGAGCCTGGCTCGTACTTGAGCCCGCGTCGCGCAGCGTCCTCGACGACCTTGGCGGTCCGTGCATGGCCAACGGCCTTGGTGGCCTTGTGCCCACACACGGCAGCGAGAGCCACGGGGACGGCGGCAGAGAGGGCGGCGCTCCAGCCCACGCCCGCGGCGAGACCCGTGAGCACCGAGGCGACGAGGGCGCCGAACCCGATGATGCCCCACTGGGCTAGTGGCGGGATGGCCTTCCAGCGGAGCTTGACCGGCAGCCTGCCCTGCACGGCGGGCTTGCGCCACACTCGCACGGCGACCGTCACCGTCATTGCCGCCACCGCGAGCCAGCCTCCGTCGCTGTACGCCTCGATCAGCGCCTGGATATCGAGAGTCTCCATTGTGTCTCCTACGCGCAGCCCGAGCACTGACGTGTCGTGGCCGCGAGCTCTCTTTGGGTGTCGTCGACCTTGTCTTCTACCTTGCCGATCCTGACGTCGTGGTTAGACAGCCGCGCTCCCGTGGCACCCTCGAAGCGGCTGAATTGTATCGATAGCCTGAGCTGCAGCGTGATGATCACGCCGAGGAGTCCGAGGTATGATCCTGCTAGGAGCTTGATGGCTAGGTCCGTCATCAATCTTCGACTACTACGCCGACCACGCGGTGACAAGCCCCGGGCTGCCCCTCTAGGGCTGCGCGTCGGCAAGCGACTAGCTGGGCCGGGGTCCTGGCCACGACCGCCTGCAGCTCAGCGCGACGCTCGAGCACGGCCCCGTCGTCGTCGTAGACGGTCCAGACGTGGAGCTTGATCTGTGACTCGGCGGCCACGCCAAAGACCGCCTCGTTGATTGCGGTCAAGGACGACCACTCTCCCTCGTCGACCGACTCTCCTGCGTCCGGGTCCCAGTCGATGCGCTTGCGTGCGTGCAGCTCCACTCGGTACGCGGCGGAGTCGTCAGAGGCGAAGGCCTGCGCGTCGCGATAGAAGCGCGGCGATACGACCGCCTCCGAGTACTGCTCGGCAGTCATCTCGGGCACGATCCACCGAGCGGTGCAGACCCCCTGCGCAGTGCAGATGAGATCGCTGATCTGACTCGAAGGGACAGCCGTGCTGATTGTCTGCACCCACTGGCCGTAGGCCTGGGCCTGCGGGCCGGTAAGCACGCACGGGGCGGACGGGTCCGCAGTGCATGACGAAACGTTGAGCTGGACGAGGACGTCGCCAGCGGACGCGGTGGAGAGCAGAGCCGCAACGGCGGCGGCTCCAAGCAAGGCGGAGGCGGTAAGCCAACGGATTGTTTTCATGGTGGCCTCTAGTTGTTGATGTCACAAACCGGCGTCGTCTGCTGAAAGCAAGCCAAGGTATCAGTCACGATAATGGCATGCGGGTAGTCGTCATCTGGATCATCGTGATCACGATCAAACCGCGCGGACACCCGGTCGCCGGGAGCTAGGACCGTTCCAGCAGCGTCATAGTCGATCGTAACCTCCCCCACATACGTGGCCTGCGCGCTATCCCCGCCAGTGCCCGTGAACGTGTACGTGACCAACTGCGAACTCCCGTTGTCCAAGTCCTCGGTGCCCCAGATGGCTCGTCGATATTCAATGTCGAATTCCACGCCCTCGCCACTGGCTATAGCCTGTCCGGCCTCGGGCATGAATTCTATGCGGACGGTCAGGTCTGACGCGCCATCCCAACAATCCGGAATTGTAAAACCGTTATAGACCGATTGCGTGGCAGTGTGCGAGAAAGCGAGCCCGACAGATAGAGTGTTGACGGCAGTAGTTGGCGCAGCGCCAGGTGCTGGCGACACAGCGCCGAGGGTGCTGTAGCACACTTCGTACGTCGGGACGACGATCGGAAAACCGAACGTCACGTTTTCGACCGCGTCGTCCATATCGATACGCACGGCATCGGCCAAAGCCCCGTCATTACTGACACGCAGCAAATATTCGCCGTCTTCGTCGGAACCCGTACCGTCAGCAACGTAAAAATACTCGGCCCCATAGTCTACGTTACCGGCTCCACGGTACACGTTTTGCCCGCATGTTTCCCCTGCCGTATCCGCAACGCTGTTCTGAGCGTAAAAGATAAACCCAGAAGACGGACTCTGTCCGTAAAAATACGTACCGTTAAACAACATGTTGCTGGCGACACGAACGTAATACGTTCCGCTTCGAATGTAGGCATAACTCGCGTCAGCGTCGACACTCTTCGTACACGCGCTGCCGTTTAGACACACAGCACCGCCCTGTTCTACAAAAAAGTCACCAACCCCCGTGCCGGCTTGATCAGCGACGCCGACCATATCCGCGACGGTGAAGTCCAGTGTCCCCCCGGTCGTGCCTGCATCGTTGGTACCCGTGACTTGACCGTCTGCAGGACTCGACAGTTTCGCCGCCGTGCCGTCGAAGTCCATGGTTCCCACGTCGAGGATGTCGTTCCCGTCCAGGTCGACGTCGCCAGTGCAGACGAGTGGGAAGGTCACGACGGCGCCGGTCCCGTTGTCGTAGAATGGCGAACCGAGTAGCGAGAGAATCAATGCTGCGTGGATCATGGTAGCTCCTACTTGGCCACGAGAGCGGCGGTCGCCGCGATAGTGTCACCGGCCGCAGCACCCGCCGCGGCCAGCACGCAATTGACTTGACCGTGTAGCCCGGTCACGTCGACTCGCCAAGGCCACTGCTTGGCCCCGGTGACGGCCTTGCTCCACGTGGCATCGTCGCTAGTGCACGTGCCTGACACGGTCGTGCACGATTGGATCACGCTGTCTGTGGCGCCTCCGGCATCGGGGTCGTGGTAGCAGACCATCGTGATCGTGAGCGCGCCGCTGGTATTGACGTGCGCCAGCGAGACCACGGCAATCTCGTAGCCGAGAGTGCCCTTGTCCTCGAGCGGCAAGCTAAAGGTCAGGGTCGACGCCGCTCCGGACAGAGTTGTCGCGGCGAGTCGCGTGCCGAGCCGGTTGATGCGGTGAGGTGGCTTGACCGTAGCGGTGGCAAGGCTTGCCCACAGCGTGGCCAAGAGGACGATGGCGACGAGACGAGGCATGATCAGAGCTCCTTTTTCTCCTGGCCGGAGAAGTAGTTGAGGTACTGAGCGCCGGCACCACCCGTCAGGGTCACGGCACCGCCACCGGAAACATACACGTATGGTCTGATATTGTCACCTGTAGCGAGACCGATATTGGCATAACCGAGACTCACCTCCCCGGAGATCGTGCCAGCAGAGTCGTTCCGCAGCGTCTCGCTGGCCACCAACGTACCTGTTGCCGGGGTACCGTTGCGCCAGAGACCGAGCTGGATCTGCTGGCCAGTGGCCAGGCCCGAGAACGTGATCTTGAATCTGAAATCCCAGAGCCCGTTGCGCCACGCGGTGAAGTAGCGGTTGACCGAGTAGTCGTAACTCGAGCCGTAGTTGATCGACGATCCGTATGCATCGACGGGAGCCAGGGTGAACGCCGGCGCCGTCCACGCCGCGGACGCCATGGTCGACGTGGCCTGTCCATATGCGTAGAATGCATCTGCCGTGCGCTGCATGCGGATGTAGTCCCAGTATGCATTTGTCGCGCCCGACGCGCTCTTGGTTGTCAAGGCGAACACTCGTGCCCAGCGTGAACCGGATGGAGCTTTGCCGATTCTTTGCATGTACTCGAAGCCGGCGGGCGAGGCGGCGCCCTTCCCGTCACTAATGAACCCGATCAACGTAGACTTGTCCTCGGCGTAGAATTGCACCTCTACACTCACCTGACAGTTCGCGATCGCGCGATATGCGGCAGCCTGCACGACGTACAGATGATCCTCCGTCACAGGGAACAGGTCGGCTGAGACTATCCCTGGGATTGCCGCGATGCCGTCGTTGACCCACATCTCCAGAGCCACGTCTCCGGTGAGGAGATTCGCCGGGGTGGTGTCGTAGTAGGTGCCGTTGTTGGTGCTGTCGTCGGCCTCCCAGTTGTCGGTCTCTGTATGCTGCAGCTCGAACGGTGGAGACGCGTTGCGCGTGATGGTACCCACTAGCCACTTGTCCGGTGGGTACACTGTCTGATCATCGAGAGGGGGCGACCACGAGGTGAACTCCCCGTTCGGCACGATGCTTGACATCTCGCTGATCGTCGAGACCTTCGCAGGCGAGATGCAGCTTGCGGCCACGATAGCAGGCACGATCCCTTGTCGGTACACTCTGAGGTCCACAGTACTCGTCACTCCTGAGCCGTCTGTGATGACTTTCCACAGCCACGCCTCGCGACCCTCGGGGCTTGGCTGCGACCCTGACTCCCTGACCACGAGCTGCTGAGCCCCTACGTCAAACGTGATCCAGCTCGTGACACTCGCAGTCATAGTCAGCGTAGCATCGATCGGCAGCTCCGCAATACTTTCGCCGTTGACCGCGAACCCGGACCCGACGGTCACATCCAGGCCGGAGTCGGACAGACCGAAACCCGAGTAGATGGTCGAGACGGCAAACACGTCCAGGTCGATGGCCAACATCCGTCGTATCTGCTGGGCGAGGGAGCGACGGCCCTCAACCGCGTACGTGGCCGCGAACGCGGTGTGTGCCGCGTTGGCGGCGAGCGCCAGCGTCCACCGGATGTGAGGCTCTGGCCCGCTGATATCAGGGTGCTTGCCTACCACCTCCCATTTGATGGCGCTCGTCAACGACGAGATCTTGTACCCGGTGTAGTACCCAGCGTCCATCTCGAGCCCGACGATATCACCGTACTGATACGCGTACTTGTGGAGTTTGGTCTTGACCTCGAGGATGGTCACCCCGTAACGCCACCGACGAGCCCGCATGAGCGCAGCGGAGATGAGAGGAGTGACGTCGTAGGCCTGCTTGTACCCTGGATGATTGACGCTGCTCGTACCGAACGCTCCGCGCGACAGCACCCGGATGGTTGCGGCGCCGTAGCCTGCTGGCCGATCCTGCTTTGACGTGCCACCCCAGCCTGACGTCGGGTCGTAGCTGTGGACGTACGTCCTCGTCGAAGTACTCAGGTTGAGTTGGTCGCACGCCACGATCTCTTGATCGATCAACAGGTACAATGGTCGAGAGGCAGACACTTGCGTAGCGGCAGGATGTGACCCGGCAGGGTATCCGGGCCACCGTGCGCCAGAGAGGTAGGCCACGCCGGGTCCATTGAGTGGATGCGTGGCGGCGGGGGCCGCATTGAAATCAGACAACCATGCGTACCCGGTCGACCATTCGCTCTTGGTCTCCTTGGCGAACGTTAGGCCGGGGGACGCCGTCCCGCTTGCGTGAACGAACGCCGCTTGGCTGGCCGTCTCGTCGACGACAAACGAGACCTGCGCCTCCTCGTCATCCGCCGACTGCCGGCCTACGATCTTGTTTCGGACGAAGTGACCGCGCGCGAGTACGCTGTTGACCACATCACCCAGGGCTGTCTTGGGCGTGATTGGCCTCTCGCCGGCCATGTCGTCCTCGGTCCACACATCAACCGGAGACCCTGGCCCGGCCTCCGGGTAGTGCACGTACTCGATCGTGCCGTCCTCCTGGACGGCGAACATGCCGCCGAGGTGACGAGCCATGGAGTCCAGGATTGCCTTGGCTTTGACGGGCGATGTGATGGAGTGATCTTCGCCAGCCTCCAGCGCTGTCGACTCGCGGTCAACCACCCAGTGTTCGATACCGACGTGCGTCGTCGGGTCCATCGACGTCGCGTTGATCAGGTCCGAGGGGACGCCGACCTGCAAGGCCACGGCCTCGGCCATCTCGAGCGGATGGATGTTGCCCCATGAGCCGGTAATGTCGCTGTCCAGGTACTGCGTGATCGACTTGCACGGTAGCCGGTATTGGTTCTCTGTCGAGATCACATCGGTGATCGTGCCGATAAACAGCGGCTCGAAGTCGCCCTCGCCAAGGACGTCGAAGCCAAGCCTGACCTCGACGCGCGTACCCTTGAGCGGGTTGTTGCTTACGAGATCGTCCGTGCTGTCGTCCGACCGCAGCGTCACGCTGACGTTGTCAATCGACGTCTCACGAGTCCACGGGTCCACCGAGCGACCGGCCTGCGAGACGCTGAGCACGCTGACCGGGTAGTCAGTCTGGCATAGTCCGTCCAGGTATCGACTCGATACCCCGGTCGCCGTCCAGATGCGCACGAGCAGACGCGGGGCGTTTGTCCCGGCGGCCGCAGCGGCGAGCCAGTTGGCGTTGAGGGTCATCGTCACGGGTCGAGCTCCACGTAGTGCGGGCCTTGCTCAGAGGCTTGGATCGGGATCTCTCTTTGGTACGGCCCGAGGTACATGCTCGTGCGCTCGAGCATGTCCCAGCGCATGAGAGCCGCGCGCTCGGGCGCGGTCGTGGGTTGGTCGATCCAAACAAACGGGTACGTGCCGTAGTCGGTGTCGGCCTCCCAGAGAGCCAGCAGGTCGTCGACACGGTCCGTCTCGTGCGGCCTCATGGTGGCACGGAGGATGCGCTCGCCCTTACTTCGCACGTGCACTGTCTTGATCCCGCTCGGTGATGCGGTGACGGCGGCTCGAGTGCGCAGGTGGTTCGTGTCCCACGCCCCGAACGGGTTGGTTTTGAGTTGGCGACGGCGGGCGAAGATTATCTCGCCGACACTGTAAAGCTTGGGCGCGACAGCGTAGAACACTACAAACGCATACCTCACCGACGAGTAGCGGAGTGGAGTGGAGCCGGTATGCTTGAGGATCGTCCAGGCTTGACGCGTGTCGGCCGAAAGGCCATGGTACGCAATCTCCGATGAATTAACAGTATTGTTGAGATCGTCCGCCACGAACACGCGCATCGCATACCCGCCCACGGAAAATGCATCGTGGGCGATCACTGCTACCGAATCGAACTCGACGCCAGCGGCGCCGAAGTCGATCGCTACTCTCAGCACATTGTAGCTGCCGCTTGCCTTGGTGAGGAGATCTGTGTAGCTGTCGTGCAGTCGAGACAGTGGATAGCTGGCATCGACACGTGGCGACCCGCCGGTCACCCCGTCTATCCACACGATAGACGACGCGTCGCGTAGCAGATTCTGCCCCATCACCAACGGCTTATCCGCGGCCATCCATGCAATCTCGTCAGCCGACAACGCTGCGCTCGACCATGCCACGGCTACACCCCCAGCCTGAGCTGACCGTCACGGATTGCTGCCTCGAGGTACGGCGCGATCTGCAGCGCCGCACGTTGTCCCATCTCGGCGTCGGGCACGAGCGCTTGCTGCGTCACGCTGACGTTGAGCGTCATCGGAGCGGCCGCCTCTCCTCGCCTATCGCGCGCGGCGTCCCGTCGCGACTGCGTCGGAGTGCGCACTGTCTCACCTGGCATTGCGATGATCGGCACTGTATCACGTCCAGGCACACCGCCTTTGACCTCGCCACCGAGAGCCATCTTCTGCAGGAAGCTCTGTCCGATGCCGAGTGCGGCAGATGCTGCCGCAACGCCTAGCGCCACGCCAACAATAGGGATCCCGGCAGGGCCTTTGAACGCCGCGGCAGCGGCCTCTGCCGCGTAGGCCATGATGATCTGGCGCACGACCGCGATGGTCGATCCGAGGATGGATTTGAGCACCGCCTTGTTCACGTCGTCAAAGCTCTTCGACTCGGCTATCGCGGCGCCGAATGCCGCGCCGAACGACTCGGAGATGCTGACTGCTGTGGACGCGTAAGACTCCGCGGTCTTCTTTGCGAGCGCCTCCTCCTCGGCAGCCAGTGCTAGGGCATCCTGCCGACGCTTGAGATAGCTTGCCGCGCGTAGTCTGTCTATCGCCTCGGCTCTGCTCACCTCACCCTGGAGTAGCGTCCTGCCGGCTTCAGTGTCGGCCTCGACGGCGGCGCGGGCGAGCCTCGTGGCGGTATGGGCCACGTCATGCAGGCCGGCGACGGCAGTCTCGGTCGACGCCTTGATGCCATCAATCGCACCCTGCAGCTCAAACATCGCATCGACTGCATCGTCTCCGCTCTGCTGGGCTGACCGACCCATGACCACGAGGGCTCCTTGGGCGTCGTAGATCTTGGTCGTCAGGCCGCCTATCCCGATTGCATCGGACACCTTGGCGATGCTGCCGAGCAGGCTGTGTAGTCCGAGGATTGCGGCTTTGACGACACCGGACCAGATCTGGCGCAGGGCCAGCCATGACATTTGGATCCCGACGATACCTTGCCGGATCAAACCAATGCCCCGCACGACGTACCCTAGCATCGTGGCGAGTGGCTGTATCTGATCGATGATGCCCATTGCGATCAGCTCGCGATTGGCTGCAATCCAGCCGTCGGTAGACCCAGTAGTCTCGTCGATGGCGTCCGACAACCCCTTGAGCACCGGCAGCCAGATGTCGCCGATGCGCGCTGAGATCAGCTTGATGGACTTGCCTTGCTCTTTGTACCACTCCGTCATCGGGTCGGTGGCTCTGCGAAATTCCAGGGCCGTCTCGACGTGCGCCACGGATAGGCGGCGCATGGCATCAGAGGCCGCGCTGATTATCCCGGTGATTTGGCCCCACCTGGCAGCCATCGACTCGAGACTAAGGGCGGTGTTCGATACCTTCCGACCTACGCCGGCGATCGCCTTGCTCGCACCCAGCGCCCCCTTGGCGACGGAGGAAAACGCCTTGCCCGTCATGTCCTTGGCGACAAGCCAGATGCCTACTTTTTCTGCCATCGTTCGGCCTCCTTGACATCTCTCTCAGCCATCGCTTGCCGGTGCTCGCTCTCGCAGAGCTTGATGCCCTGCGCCACGTAGGCGGGCCACGCGTCGACCTCCGAGCCAAAAGGAGGGACCGACCGCAGCACTCGCCAGTCCTCCCACTGCGTCAGCACCTCGTGGACGTCCGGCGTCATTTGCGACCACGGGCATCTCAGCAGCTCCGGAGCCCACGCATAGCCGATGCACTGGTTGGTCACGCGGCGACAGTTGCGTATCCTCCGTAGGTCCTTCGGACACGGTAGCCGTCCTCCTGTCCGCTGGCCGCAGCGAGAGTTACCCCACGCCAAGGATGGGTCACCCGACGTCAGGAACCGGATGGCCCAGCGAACTTTTTTTCGAGCCCCTCCTCGAGCACGGACTTGTGCGCGATGGCGTTGAACACGTCGAGGATCAAGTCCTCGGTGCCGTGCTCCGCCAGCTCCGCCCCGGTCTCGATAGCGCGCTCGATGTAGCACTGCTCGATCTTGCGCACGCGCTGCGTCAGCACCCCGGCCATGACCTCCCGCACGTCCTCGTCGTTGTGCTTCTTTCGCATCAACACCCGCGCGTTGGCGGTCTGGAACTTCCGCAGCTCGGCGACGGTCATCGGCCGAATCTCGCAGACGCACATCTCTCCCGGGCGATTGGCCCGGTTGTCGTGCGCCTTGGGCACGTAGCGCTCCCACTCGTCGTGGTCGAAATGGATTCCCACGGCAACCTCTCTCAGGTGAAGGTGATAGTGAGCTCGTCCTCGGCAGCCTCGGCGGAGGAGAGCGCGCGGAACGGCAGGGTGAATACCACGTCGCCGTCGCCCGCTGGCACCTCAACCCCCGAGTAATCGATCTCGATCTGAGGCAGGCTCACCGTGCAGATGCGCCCAGCGATGGAGCCGAGTACGACGGTGACAGCCACCGTGTCGTAGGACCGGCGATTGACGAGGTGCTGCACGAAGTCCTTGCGCATCCGCACCGTGATCTGTCCGCCGACCTCGCGATACCCTGGCACGACGTCGCTCGGGTACTCTTCGAGCGCCTCATCTTCGTGCCCGCGGAAGTTGTTCTTGACCGACAACTCCATCCCCGTCATCTTGACCGAGTCGCTGTCGTACGTGATTGTTCCGGAGATGCCGGCGACCGGTGAGCCTGCCGTGGTCTCGGCTGGCGAGTACGGGATGACAGGGTCCTCATCGCTCTCGGTGACCGATGCGTCGACCGTGAAGCTCGGACGGCTCGTGTCGACAGTGACCGCGACGTTGGCGGTCGACCCGATTTGCACGAGTGAATTCACTGAGAATGCATTCTCGTCGACGGTCTCGGCTACCATCGTCGTCGACGCGACCATGTCGCCGTTGAGCGTCGACGTCCCGGTCGAAACAAAGCCCATGGCCTGGCCGGCGAATTTGAACTTTGGCCGGTCGCCGCCCTGGATCGAGAGCGTCAGTTCATCGACCCAGGCACCCCACACGCTTTCCGAGTACACGTCATTGAGGTGGCGAAGCAGAGTCAGCGTGTCGATCGTCTGCACGTTGGCGAGCGAGTACACGTCGCTCGTCGACGGCGTGTTGGCGTACGCTCCCATCGCGGCCTTGAGTAGCGCGTGCACGTCCGGTGGCGTCCCCGCCGCGCCGGACGGGATGACATACGACTCGACCGACCACGGCACCGTAGCTCGCCCCTGGATGCGCTCCAGGAGAGACCGGGTCTGCCTGCTGTCCTCGCGGTCGTGGCGCTCCCGCTCGGCCCCCATGTCGACTTTGAGCACCTTGGCGGCGTCGGCGCCGGTGATTTTCTTCCAAGTGCCCGCCGTGTCCTCGGTGGTCGCGAAGAACTTGAGTAAGCGTGACAGCGCGTGCGGTTGTGCTACTCCCATGGTCTCGTCTCCTCATCGTCCGTGCCCGAGTCATGCGCGCGGACGAAGTCAGGGTGTGTGCAGAGATCGTCCGAATCGTCCCTGACGACGTCTCCAGGGCGCAGATGGAGCAGCCTACCAAGCAGCTCTAGCTGCGCCCTATCGTCTCCTATGTATTTGTACCGTGCCATCAGCTCGCCTCTGTCGTGCGCTGCCAGTGCACCGCGAATTCGACTGTGAACTCCGCGATTAGAGCATGGTTCGCGGATGCCTCTGGCTCTCCGAGAGAGTCCGCCGATTGCCTCAGCTTGACGTCGATGCCCTCGGCGTTCCACGTGTAGTCCGTGTATACCGCTGCGATCACGTCGTCAATGAGCGCCTCGACGGCGGCTACTCTGGCCGCCGGCGTGTCGGCCTCGATATGCCCCACAATGTAAACGAGGCACTCGCAGTACACCTCGTCGCCGTGCTCATGCTTGTAGGTCACCGCCCCCTTGTGCAAGCCAATGGTTGGGCGCTGCGTGACCTCCTGAGACACACGCGAGTGGTACGTCGTCTCGGCCACGTCGGTCTTGTACCCGTTGGCAATCGAGATCGTGCCGAGTCGCGCGTAGAACGCGTCGAGGATTGTGTTGATGCGAGGGGTGCCCATTACTTACTCGTCTCCTCGCGCCAGGCCTTGGCAATGATGCGGTCGACCGGCTCGGCGACCTTGGCGGCCACGGCCTCCAAGTAGTGCTTCGGCTTGATGCGGACCGAGCGCAGCAGCACGTACATCGGCTTGATGCTCTTGACCCAAGTGCGGTAGATGCGGTTCTTCCCACGTCGCGCCACGATCTTGCGGGCTTCGAGCTCCTTGACAAGGAGTGCCGGGCGACCCCTTCGGGGCACGAGCTTGAGTTCGCCGCGCCCGAAATGTCTGGGCCACTTGCCCTTGGCGATGCCGGCGCCCTTGATTGGTATGGCGAGAGCCTTGCGGGTGCGTGGCCGTATGATGCCGCCGTAGTTTTGGATCCCGGCGTAGATCTCAGCGGAGCCGATCGACCGCGCCCACGCGGAGTACGTGCCCTCGCGAACCTCAATCGGCTCAGCACGAAACGACCGCGAGAGGGCGCCCGGTCCAGCTCCAGAGTTGATCAGATGCTCGGCGATCTCGGCCGCCGTGTACGCCGCGCCCTTGATGACACCTCGGGTGAGCGCTCGCTTGGATGCGTCGGTCCACCCCTTGAGGATGCTGGACACCTGAGTCTCGAGTGGCTTAGTCATTGTTGCCGAACCGCTCCCTGGAGGACCGCGGCTGCACCGCGTCGGAGTCGCTGGTAAGCGTCTCCTTGCCGGAGACGGACGCACCCGTAAGCGTCGGAGTAGCGAGTGAATTGCTCGCCTTGGACAGCGTCTCACGCAGACGCTGGTATCGGTCGAACGCATCCTGGCTTGACGAGAGCCCGAGCGCGCTGCGCGAGTTGGGATCTCGGGCGAGCTTGGCGGCCACGGCGTCGCAGGCGAGGACGGCTGCCGAACGCCAGTTGCCGGCGACGGTGATGAGGTGCGCGATCTCCTCGTCCGACAGGAGAGCCACAACCTCCAACGTGTCGCCGATGGCGAGCCGTACCTTGGCCAAGTCGGTCGTGAGATCGGTAGGGTCGTAGGTCCAGGACATGCGTGCCTCGGAGGCGTGCGCCCCGATGGCACACGCCTCGCTCGGATTGGCGGAGGCTAGGCTACGGCGGTCTTGTAGAAGACGCCCGCGTCGTTGGCGCTGATCTCGCAGCCGAAATACATCTCGACTTCGAGCGCCTCTTTCCGCGGGTTGTTGATCTCCCATCGCCGGATGGACGCCATGTTCTCCGTCACGTTGTCGAACTGCGACCACGCGAAGTTGGAGACCGGGCGCGGAGTGTCCTCCGTCATGCTCGGTGGCACGTACATGAACAGCGCATGCTTGCCCCAAATGTCGCCCATGACTGCCGTTGCGCCTTCGGCTGCGGTATTCTGCATCGCCGCACCGACGATGAGGTTGTCCATCTGCAAAGCCTGGCGGAGTTGATCCAGCGTCGGGACACCGCCTACCGTGTACTTGTACAGGTCGAGGATGTCGGGGTGCTCGAGTAGCTTGTTCTTGACGATCGGCCCGATGACCAACGTGTTGGCCTCGAACCCGCAACCCTGCCGCACGGTCTCTCTGGCCGTGTTGCAGTCGGCGATCGGCGTCGAGGAGGCGTCGTTCCACTGAAGGAATTGAGCGCCAGTCGGGCTAGCCGCAACGCCGGTCTGCTCGGTGTTGCTCGTCCACTTGCCGGTCGCGAAGATCTGTGCTGCCACCTCGATGTCGCGAGCCATGAGGGCCTGCTCGATGAGCCACTTGGTCTTGCCTTGCCGCAGCTTGATCTGAGCCTCTGCTTCGTCCTTGATATTGATGGTCGTGTGCAGCCGAAAGTTGTGGCAGCTGTAGCGCTCTTTGCTCAGCCTCGGGTGAGCGGCTGGCGACGGGGTGTCACGATGGAGCTTGATCATCTCGGATCGGAACCAGTCAGCCTTGGTCCAAATCGGATAGTAGTCGGTCTCCGCGTCGACCGGAGCGGTGTATCCGACCTTCGTCGCGATGAACCGGTCCTTGACGTTTTGAGAATACCCGATCCCGAACTCGGTCATGAGTCGGTCGATGCGGGTGTCGTTGCGCGTTGGCGTCGTCATCTCGCGTGTCCTCTCTCCCGCTTACTTACGGGTGTACTCGAGCCAGCAGCTCCCTTGGATCACGACCGTGTCAGTCGTGTGAGCGCCAGGGGTGAGGGTGAGCGCGACGCTGTTCGGGCCGCCGCCAACATCAGCCGCGGCCAAAGTGCGCGTGACCTCCGCGAGCGCGGCGCCGAGAGCGCCGGTGGCTCCACCGAAGTCGGTGTCTCCCACGCCCTCGAAGGCTTCGATCGTGAGAGTCGGGGTGTCGGTCGCGCCGCCACTCAGAGCCTTGCAGTGGAAGGTCACGTCCTCGGCCGGGTCGAGATCCTCTGGCCACGCGAAGTCCCACGCGATCTTGTCGTTGTTGCTCGCAGCCCACGTGAGCTGCATCTGCTGATCGGTGCCCGCGTTGACTGCATCGAGGACCGGGGTCGAGTCGCTGGCGAGGATGCCGCCGTGCGCCGCCAGGTTCTGAGTGTCGTTCGACGACAACTCCCGGGCCGCAGCGAGGGGTAGCTGGATCGTGCCCTTGCGCGTCGCCGCGTCGCCAATCGCCGGACGCAGGTCAACCTCGAGGAACTCGCCAGCCGCAGATGCGGCGGCCAGAGCCTCCCCTACGAAGGCCTCGGTGTTTTTGGTCCGCGTCACGACGCGGCCAACCGAGTCCGTAGTGAGTTGCGCACCGAACGCGATCGCCGCTCCAGCCTCGACCTTGGACGTGCCGAGTCGTCGGACCGTGCAGCCAACACCCGCGGCGTCCGGTGCGCTTTGCAGCACGCCGAACGCATACGCTCCTGCGGTGGCCACCAAGGTAGCTACGGGCGGGGTGCCGGTCGTGAAGGCGACGCACCGGTACTGGCCGGTGGTCGAGTAGTCGGCCGCGGCGGAGGCGGCGACCTCGAACAGGTTTCGAGAGGTGGACATGGGTCAACCCTCCTTGCATGCCGCAGCGGCTAGCCGCGGGTTGGTGGACATCACTTGGTAATGCGCCTGCGAAGGAGTCATCCCCGGATGCGCCTTGCACAGCACGGCAATCTCGCGCTGGAGATCGCCGCTCGCGGTGCCCACGGAGTCCTCACTCGACCCCACGGCCTTGAGCAGTCCGCTCTTAGCAATGGCGCCGCTCGCGGTGGCCAGGATGCCGACGAGCTGAGCGGCGGTGTCCGGCCCGGCCTTGTCGCTCACGGCCTTGAGTAGCCCGCCGATGTCCTCGGGCTTGGCTCCAGGGAGAGCGACGAGATCCGACTTGGCCTTGGCGACAAAGCCCGCGAGCACCTCAGCGTCATCGCGCTTGGCGATCTCCGCCTGGAGCGCATCGCGCTCAGCGTGTGCCTTGGCAAGCAGCGTCTCGGCCTTGGCCATGACAGCGTTGGCCTTGGCCATCTCGGGGCTGTCGTCCTTGAGAGGCTCTTCGCCGGCCTTGGCCTCTGGCTCCTTGGGCTCATCCGCCTTGGCGGCGGGCGCAGCCTGCTTGCCGGCCTCGATGAGGGCCATGACGAGCGCCATCTCCTCATCGCCGAGCTTTGCCTTGAGCGCGTCGAGCGCAGCTTGCGTCTCTTCGGGCGTCATATCTACTCCTGCTTTAGCGAGCACCACGCCCGCCGTTGGGTTCTTTCCGGTCCCCGCCTTCACGATCGAGACGGTCAGGATTCGTAGACCGGTGATGATGCGTTTGGGTTTGATCACGATGATGCCTCAGTGGACAAGCCGAGGAAGCTCAGGTCAGTGCACTCGCCGCTCTTGATGGCTTGCCAGAGCGCGTCGTCGTGCACGCGGCACTTGACAACCGCGCCAGCTGGACCACGGCCGAACCCTAGCGCCTCTCGCTCTTCGCGCGACACCGTCAAGCACTGTACAACGTCGCCGAGGCCAAACTGGGTGTGCTGGCGCTCAACTCGTCCAGCGCCACCCGCGGCGAACGCCTCACACATCGCGTCCTCGAGAGCGTCGATCGTGATGGCGTCGCCCTCGTCGTCGACGACGAGATTGCCATCCGCGTCTTCGACCTGCGATAGCCACGCAGTTACGAGGCGTCGGTCGTCCGACGACGCC